TGAAGCTTATGTACAACGTGTTGCCAATAAGTTCAAAAGAGAACAAATTGTTGATGCCAAAAGTGGTAATGTTGATATGCGGTTTAATCAAATGGCTGTTGACCAGGATTACTTTATCCCCGTACGTGACCCAGCGCAACCAAGTCCTATTGACACGCTTCCTGGAGCAACAAACCTATCAGAGATTGCGGATATTGAATACATCCAGAAAAAACTTGTAACAGCTCTTCGTATTCCAAAAGCATTTCTTGGATTTGAAGAAGTTGTTGGTGATGGTAAAAGCCTTGCCTTGCAAGATATTCGTTTTGCCCGTACTATCAATAGAATTCAAAAATCCATGATTCAGGAGCTTAACAAGATTGCTATTGTTCACTTGTTTTTGCTTGGATTTGAAGAAGAGATTTCTAACTTTACTCTCGGTCTCACTAACCCATCAACTCAAGCTGATTTGCTTAAAGTTGACATTTGGAAAGAAAAGGTATTGCTTTATCGTGATTTGGTTTCAGACCCAGGAAATGGTATTCAACCGTCATCATCAACATGGGCTAAAAAACATATTTTCAATTGGTCTGACGACGATATTAGAACTGACCTTCTACAGCAAAGAATGGAAAGAGCAATTGGAGAGGAGCTCAAAAACACCCCAGCAACTATTTCCAAAACAGGAATTTTTGACCAGCTCGATGCTTTATATGGTAACAAGCCAGGTGAAGGTGGTGCACCAACAGCTCCTCCTGGCGAAGTTAGTGAACCAGCAGCAGCTTCATTTGGTGGTGGATTTCAAGATTTAGGGGGTGCTTTAGGTGGCGAAGACTTCGGTGGAGCATCTGACACTGGTGGAGCACCAGAAACCCCAGCAGCTGGAGAAGAAGCTGAAATTACTCCAGAATCTATTATTGATAAGGATATGAATTTGTTGATTGAAACTAACTTATATGGTAGCAAATATTTAAATTTGGGTATTGCACAACAAAGTTTAGGTAAAATTGAAGAAGAATTAGACAAGTTGTTAAATTCCTAATATTTATTAGTGAATAATTACAACCTCATGACTTTCGGACAAATCAAATCTATCATCGAAAAAAACCTAGTAGAATCTTTCAAGGACACATCTTCCTTTAAACAAACCCTGAAAGAATTCAAACATAATGTTTTAACCAATAAATCTTTTTCAAAGATTTATTCCATTTATGATGACCTTTCGTCACCACAAGGATTAAGTGAGAGTGACGCCAAAGAATTTTTGGATGAGGCGGTTATTGTTATAAGACATCTTTTGGAAAAAACCTCTTTACCAAAAAACGGGGAAAAGTCCGAAAATCTTTATGAGAATATTGATAATGTTATTTATTTTAACAAGGTAGATATAAAAGAACGTTTGAATTCCAAAAAAACAATTCTTTCCAAATTAGTGGAAAGTAAGATTCAGGTAAAAGATATACCAAAAATTCCTATTAAGTCGATGGTTTCGATAGCTAATCAGACTTTATCGAGATACGTTGCAGGTTTAGATGAGTCGTCAAGAAAAGAAATTTTTCATATATTAGCAAAAAGTGATTCTGACTTAGAAACAGAATTTACCAATTTAAAAGAATCTGCAGTTAACAAATTAAAAGTTCTTACAAGCAAAGAAAAAGATGTTGATTTGAAAACAAAAATTTTCGAAACTATTGGTAAAATAGAACTAGAAAAATATGACCAAATTAACTATGTCAGACTCAAGAAACTAGAAGAATCTATTCTTCTTGACGCTTAAGCTGTTCAACATATTGAGCTTTGATTTTTTGAGTTCTTTTTTGCTCTGAATTTTTTACAAATTCTTTTTTAGAATTTAACTTTTGATTTTGTTTGGTTTTAATAACCTTTGACTTTAAGCGCTTAAGGGCTTTTTCTATATTCTGATTTACTTCAACAATTAGCATATAATAGAAATATTTGGATGTTGTTGAAAAGTTTCGTATTTTTTATTAAAATAAATCATATTTGAATAACAATATTAATGAAAAAAGGTAAGACGGTTAAATTAAACCAATACGAATCCTTGAAAACATCATACGGCACCGTAGATTCTAAAAACTTGAAGTCCATGTACATAAACTTACAAACTTGGGTATGTCCAGTAAAAGAGGCCGATAACTGGGAAAGAGTTGTTGGCAATTTATCACGCAATATAAAACATTCTGTATTTCAGAGTATTAATAAAGAACTTTTTGCTGAAAAATTTATAGTTGATTTGGATTTAAGAACTAGCGGGATAGCAATTAATAAAAAATCATTTATGAACCTTGAAATTAACTTATTCACTATTCAAGAAATGGATTTTAAAGGCTCACAATTGAAAGATGCTATTAAAAAAATTATTAAAGAAATTTACCGAGATTGTGTCATAAGAAACGAATATTTTACATTTGCCCCCACTAAAGAAAAAAATATAATAAAAACTATCAACTAGTATTATATTTATCTTTAAAAGATATAATGAAAGATTTACGTATATTAGGACCCAGAGAAGTTGGTAAAGGCATCCTTGTTGAAATGGATGCGGGATATATTTCACCTAAAGACCCATTAAATGAGGTTTTACTTTCTGAGAAAAAAGACATGGATTACCGAAATCCTTTTGAATTTTATGCTGTTTTACAAAAATATGGTGTACCTAATCGCAATGGTCGTGTTTACCCAGAAAAAATTTTGAAACGTGAAGCTGATAGATATAAAATAGCCATTCAAAAAGGTTTGTCGACATCTGAGCTTAACCACCCAGAATCATCTTTAATCGACCTAGATAGAGTGGCACATATAATCACAGACATATGGTGGGATGGCCATATCCTAATGGGTAAACTTAAACTCCTTACCTCTCCTGGGTTCCATGAGAGTGGTATTGTATCAACCAAGGGAGATATAGCAGCAAACCTCATGAGACAAGGCGTGACAATGGGTGTTTCATCTCGTGGTGTAGGTTCATTGGCGAAAAGAGGAGAACAAAATGAAGTTCAAGATGATTTTGAGCTAATTTGTTTCGACCTAGTTTCTTCCCCATCAACACCTGGAGCATATTTGTTTAGTAATCCCGAAGAAAGAAATAACTATGAAGAAAATCTAGAGGAAGAACGTCAACTAAAAAATTCTGAAACAAAAATGGGTAAGTCAGTTGACTTAATGAAAAAATTATCCGATTATTTAAGTCGTTAATTTAATACACTTTATTATGGATGAAAAATTCTTTATTGCTAAAATTGTTTATGATTTACCAGATGAGAACTCTGGTCGCCTAAAAAAAATCAGAGAAGAGAAACTTGTAAATGGTTTCTCAGTCACTGATGTAGAAGCCAAGGTCACGGTAAAATATCAAGGCTTTCAACACGACTGGCGAATTATCTCGGTGGTGGAAAGTAAAATCGATGAGGTAATCAACTAACAATAAAAGGTGGGGAAACCCACCTTTTTTCATTTCCGTTTATACCTTTTTTAATTAAGGGGGGGTATAAACGGTTTTTTTTATTTTCTTAACTATTTATTAGGAAAACAATTTACATGCAAGAAACTAAAAATTTAGTTGAAGAGGCACTCATTCAAATGAAAAATGTTGAAGAGGTAATTGCCGAAAACGCAAAAGGAATACTTGCTTCTACTATGAAGGAAGAAATCAGTCAGTTAGTAAAGGAATCTCTTTCTGAACAAGAAGAAGATGAGGTTGAATTTGATACCGAGTTGGATATGTCATTAGACATGGACGATGAAGTTGAGGATATGGAAGACTCTGATGAATTAGGAATGGGTGATATGGATATGGACTTCGAAGATTCGGAGGAAACTATCGATATGACTAGCATGTCTGATGAAGAAGTAATCAAAGCTTTTAAAGCAATGAGTCCAGAAGATGGTATCGTTGTGGTAAAGAATGATGATGGAATTCATTTGACCGACGAAAATGAAGACGTAGAATACATTGTAAAACTTACAGAATCTGATATGGATGACGAAGATGATATGATGGAAGAAGACGACGAAATGATGGAAGGTGAAGACATGATGGAAGAAAATATGGATTTTACAGAACTAGATATGCAAGAAGATGCTGACCTAGATGCTGTGCTTTCAGCTTTATATCCAAAAAATTCATCATCAGAAGATGACGAAATCATGTACGAAATAGAAATGGATGAGGAAGAAGAACTCGACGAAATGATGGATGAAGAAGATTCAGACATGATGGGTGAGGACTACGACTTAACCGAAGCTAAAATGACTGTAAAACCAAAAGGCGTTGGAATGGGTAACCCTAAGTTTAAGTACGATAGTACTTTACCTAAGAAAGGGTTTGATGACCACAAAAAGGCTGGGCCTAAAACTATGGGAACTGGTAAAGCAAAATTTGAGTTCAAAGAAGGTGAAATGGGTGAAGATTCTAAGAAACACGAATACAGACGTAAGAAAGTAGACGGTGTTGAAAAGAAAGCTGGTGAGGGTAAAGATGGACACTTTAAAGACTACGAAGGAAAAGTTGGTGGTAACAAAGGTGATAAATCTAAAACGCATCCTGGTAAAAAAGACTATGAAACCAAGGAAGAAACAAAGGAAGCTGCTAGAACTTATGGTATGGGTTCTAAAGAAGGTAGAGGATTAAGAAAAGGTATCACAAATAACAGAAATTATGTTTATGGTGATAATGGTGTTAAGGTAGAATCAATCGATGCTGAGTTAAAAATGCTTAGAGAAAAGAATGAAGAATACAGAAAAGCTTTGAATGTGTTCAGAGAAAAACTTAATGAAGTTGCTGTATTCAATTCTAATCTTGCATACGCAACTAGATTGTTCACTGAACATTCCACTACTAAAAAAGAAAAAATTAACATCCTGAGAAGATTTGATTCGGTAGAATCTCTAAAAGAATCAAAACAACTCTACAAAACTCTTAGAGAGGAGCTTGCACACGTTGAAACAAAGAATATTTCGGAAAGCGTTGATAGACAGATGAATTCAACAAAAACTTCTGGCTCTGCTGCAAATCTCATAGAGTCTAAGACATATGAAAATCCGCAATTCATGAGAATTAAAGATTTGATGTCAAAATTGTAAAAAAAAATAAAAATCCTTAAAAAAAACAAAAAAAATGGGAGCATTATTAGAAAGTGGTCTAGTTGGTAATATCGGTCTTAAGCACCTTAAAGTTATCAAAGAAGACACAATTAACAAATGGGACAAGTTAGGTTTCCTTGACGGGCTTAACGGACACCTAAAAGAAAATATCGCGCAGTTGTATGAAAACCAAGCGTCATATTTGATTAACGAAGCAGCTTCAACTGCAGATACCGGTTCATTCGAAACTGTTGTATTCCCAATTGTACGAAGAGTATTCTCTAAGCTTTTGGCTAACGACATCGTTTCTGTACAAGCTATGAATCTTCCTATCGGTAAGTTGTTCTACTTTGTACCAAACATTCAGTCATACCAACCAACGGGTAATCAAAACGAGCACTTTGCACCTTTTGGGGCGCCCAATGCAAATGCGGACCAAACTCCAAGTTCTGGTTACGACTATAACACACAAAAAGACCTTTACGATAGATTCTACGAAGGTAACGAACCCGCTTTAGACCCTCCAGGTCTTTACGACTACTCTAAAGGTTCATTTTCTGCTTTAACTCCAGGTGTTACTTCAGGAGTTGCTGGTGGAACAAGAACAGTTGCTTGGCTTGCTGACCAATTGGTTGTTTCTGCATACGCATCTGACAACTACAGAAAAGTTTTAATAATTTTATCAGGATTTGCTTCTGCTGGTGCTGGTCAATTAATCGGTCCAAACGGTCAACCAATGGATACTGAAGAATTCTTAACAGACCTTCAAATTCGTGGTGTTGCTGGAAACACAACAACAGCTGCTAACGCAAATAACAATTACTTGTTTAGAGTTGTAACCCAAAGATACGGAAAGGGTATTGTACAATACGGACAAAATCAAAATCTAGTTTTCCCAAATAGTGAAACTGGTGGCGGTGGTTATTATGATATTTGTGACCAAAATGGTTTCATTTATCTTGAAGTTGATTTACAGGTTCCTGTATGTATTTCTTGTGGAGATTCTTCACTTGATGGATACACTGGTTCAACATTCTCTTCTTCTACTGCAAGTAACAACGCATTCTTGGCAACTTATAGAATTTATAAGAATCTTGAATTTGAAGATAAAATTGGTGAAGTTTCATTTGACCTTCAGTCTGTGACTGTTTCGGTTACTGAAAGAAAACTTAGAGCTCAATGGTCTCCAGAAATGGCGCAAGACGTTGCAGCATTCCACAACATTGACGCTGAAGCTGAATTGACAGCTTTGTTGTCTGAGCAAGTGGCTGCTGAAATCGACCGCGAAATCTTAAGAGACTTGAGAAAAGCTGCATCTTGGAACCTTCGTTGGGACTACAACGGATGGAAGAGATTTAACGCTGGTACAACTCCTTACACTCAGAAGGACTGGAACCAAACTCTTATCACTGCAATCAACCAAATTTCAGCTCAAATCCACAAGTCTACTCTTAGAGGAGGCGCAAACTGGATTGTTGTATCTTCTGAGGTTTCTGCAATCTTTGATGACTTGGAGTACTTCCACGTATCAAACGCAGCTCCTGAGCAAGACCAATATAACATGGGTATTGAGAGAGTTGGAACATTAGCTGGTAGATACCAGGTTTACCGTGACCCTTACTTCCCTGCAAACCAGGTGTTGTTAGGACACAAAGGTACTTCATTATTGGATACTGGATACATCTACGCTCCATATGTACCTTTACAACTCACTCCAACAATGTACAACCCATTCAACTTTACACCTATCAAGGGTATCATGACCAGATACGCTAAGAAGGTTGTAAACAACCGTTTCTACGGTCGTATCACAGTTGATGGTGTTAGAACATTCGACTTGAGAGAATTGAGATAATATCTCGAATTTCAAAAAAGAAAGGGGACTTCGGTCCCCTTTTTTTATTTTTTATACCTTGGATTGCAATATTTGGAATTGTTTCCGTAATATAAACATCTAAGTTTACAAACTTCTGTTCTTATGTTTTCGTATTCATCACCATAGAATGGCTTGTGACCATTTCTTACGGCTTCTGTTAGTTTATATTCACCCTCAACAATCCTTTTACTTATTTCTTCCGGAGGCATCCTTAAAATTGATTTATTTATCTTTAATGATTTTTAATCTGAGAGCTTTAGATAAAATTTCAGATTCACTTAAACTAAATATACCGGAAGAGTAAGCTTTCTCGAGCGCAATTTGAATTATAAAGGTTGCTTGGTCTAAATTTAATTCATCTACTAATTTTTCATAGTCTTCTGAACTTTGGATATTAATTCTGTCAAATAAAGGAAAGGGTACAAACTCTTGCATAAAAATCTAAATATTTATTAAAATATAGGATTATGAAAATAAAAATCAACGAGAGTACCACATCATCAAGTGATGGTGTTTTTAAAGGTAAGTTAAATATTACTCCACGAGTTTGGAAGGATAAACAACTAATACCTTATACCGTTAAAGTTTCGGGTTATGTCAATAATGGAACTGCGTTTGATTCGTATGATGGTGAAATAAAGAAAACAAAACAAGAAATCACCAAAGATGAAAAACAAACAAAAACAAATGTTAAGAAAGTTGAAAATATGACAAGAAAAATTTTTAAAGAAGAAATTTTAAAAGAAGATTTAGCAGTTTGGTTTGGCACCAAGAAAAAACCTAAAGGTAGTAAACAACCTTCTGGTCCTTGGGTAAATATTTGCCGAAAAAAAGAAGGTGGCGGACACCCACCATGTGGAAGGGCTGAAGGAGAATCAAAAGCATATCCAAAATGTAGAGCAGCTGGTGTTGCTGCAAAAATGACTGATGCTCAAAAAAAATCTGCTTGTGCGCAAAAAAGAGCAGCAGAAAAAAAGAATCCCAAGATAGGTAAGGGTAACAAACCTACCATGGTATCTTATAAGACAAAAAAGAAAAATGAAAGTCTTAGAGACCTAATAACACAAGTTCTTAGAGAATCTATTGTGAAGAATCTCTAGGCACCATATTAATAGTTATACTGTCATTTCCAGTTCTAATGGTATCAGGTTTTGCTTGTTCAGTGATTTTAATAACTTCTTTTTTTAATTTTGGAGTTTCAATAGCAAAAACTTTTTCAGTAGTTGTCTTTTTGGGGGTTATATTATCCAAAACAAATTCATTAGTATCTTTAATATATGGTATTGGATTTGATTCCCCTCCCACAAATATAACTGATAAGTTTTGTAGGTTTATTACAAATAATCCGATTATTAATCCAAAAGAAAGTAATATAACAAGACCGGTATAGTATAGGAAGTGAAATGGATTTTTCATAGTTTATCTTTAACAATTTTTTGTAGGGAGGACTTAATGTTGGAAGTAATTTGATTTTCAAATTCTTCTCTACGTTTTTCAACTTCGTTATCGAACAATGAAATAATTTGATTCCAGGATTTATCATTCATGTGAACGTCGTAAGCGTAGACGTGATTGATAATTTTTACACGATGTGAATCTAGAATGATAAAAATTTCATTTTTTTCACTCCTAATATAGCGTTTACCACTAATGGGTGTTAAAAGCATAATCGAATCTGATTGATTAATAAACTTCTTGCATACGGCAATACAATCGCGTTCATAAACGGATTTTTCCTGTTCGGTGTTTAAATATCGAAAAAATTTTATCATCTGTTTCTGTATGAAACGACGAAAAGTGTGATTTGAGTTTTTCATTACCTTTGTTTAAGGTAACAAATATACGTAAAATATTTTAATCTAGCGATATGCTCCTGACGCATATTTTTTCCCATCAAGTCCAGCTTTTGTTCCCTTGCAAACTTGAACAGCAAAACCATTCGCATACGCACTTGGAAATACGTCGTACCTCGCCTTAGCGGCAGCTTTACCCCTAGCACATAGTTTTGTACCAGCTTTTTTTCTACCTTCCATCACAGCAATATCACTCATCATCATGTCTTCATCGTCTTCCCCGTTAATTTCATTCATCATAAAATCAAATACTTGGTCAAGATTTTCTTTGGCAACGGTAATATGGTCATCAGCCCAATCATGTCCATCATCCAAAATAGAATGGATTTGGTCATAGTCTAAGTCCAAAAGTAACTCTGCTTGTCTTTTCATTTGTTCTAAATTGCTAAAAAACATGTAACGATTATGTTCATGTTCAGCTTCTTTAAGAGCTTTAAGAACAATATTTTTTAAGTCTGCTTCTGATAGTTTGATTACTTTTTTCATTTTTTGTTGACGATTTGAAATCTTAATGTGTCTTTATAAATATCTTTCTCACCACTTGTGTTCACTTTTATATCAACATAATATTCATTAGGAATCTTGTCTCTCATGTCAAACATAAAATAATACTCATTCGGTGTACGATTGACAGATGTCCAATCTTGTACTTGAACTTCGGTGGTACCTTCCGTCACATAAACGCGATAGTAAACATCGACGTTTTCTAGTTGGTGTTGAGAAGTCCATTCTTTTTTGACCACAACCCCCACTTTACGAATTTCTGTATTAAGAATTTTTTCATTTTGGAGAATACCATAAAAGCTAAAGCCATATTTACTAGGTTCTTTAGATAGGCTTCCAATTTGTATTCCTGCGGAATAGTTCTGCAGAACGAATTGGTTTGTTGCGTTAGGAATTGATTGACCATTTATTGTAAGTCCTGTCCACACATCGAAAAATAGACAAGGAACTGGTTGAGTGGTAAAAATATTTGGAACGGTCACCTCATATACCCCCCTTGTAACTTGGCAAGTTGTTAGGCCTGAGCCACCGGGGACAACGTCACCATTTTGGTCTTCGATGTTAACACCAGGTAGGTTGTCTAGATTTACAAAGTCCCCATTTTGATATACATAAAGGTAGAGTTTGTTGGTTTGGTTTTTCAAAAATACATTCCTGTCATCCTGAATAAGGTCGTTGTAATCGGTAAGCAGGTATGGCTGATAGAAGGTTTGGGTATATTTGCCAAAGAACCCTACGGAATATGCATCTGTTAGACCACTCAAATTTTCAATATCTGGTTTGTAAGCAATTCCGTATCCTGTGACACCGGTTATTGTTCCGTTAAGAACACCTGTTATTTCGTTTGTCATATCGAATTGAATATCTTCATTACCCAACTCAAAATGTTGTTCATCAATAATTGTAATTGACGAGTAGTTAAGACCTGTTAGCCCTGTAAGGGTATTTTTGTTATCATATATGCCAGGTTGAGACCAGTTTGCTACTGTTGTTGTTTGGTACCAATTGGATGGTCGTAGTGAAAAACTCTTGTTATTGTATTGTTCGATAGCTGATAGGGACCCTGAAACCCCATTTACAGTTGTTCCAAAGTCATTATAATCATATCCAACGCCTTCATCCCATATTTGGGGAATACCTGTTTGACCTGAGAACTTTGGTATCCTAAATAGTATAAGGTCAAAAGAGGTTGCTCTTTTTCTTCCGTTGTTCATATTGGTGTTTAGCAGGTCATCGTCAAATGATGATGTGTTTGTCATCATAAGAGTATGGGTAATGGCTGTGGTGCATCCTGTTGAGATGTATTTGTCCAAATACATTTCTCTTAAACCTTCTAGGTCTAACTCAAAGATAAAACGTGTGAATCCAAAATTTGGGGTGATAAGGTCAGAGCTACCAAAGTTAAGTTCCACCACTGGGTTTCTAGCGGTGTTGGTGTATAAATTTGAAAGAAGTGTATTGTTTCTATTGAAATACGACCGGTAAATTGACATTATACTTTTTATTTATAAATATCAATTCAATCGAATATATTGATTCAACACCTTACTATAAGCATCATTTAGCTGTTGAATAAGGTTATCTACGCTTGAACCATCTTCTGTAATTGGAATTGGAGCTTCTCCGGGAAAGCCGTGAGTATGTGAAACAAGAAAACGAACAATTACATTTAGTAACTCTAGTAGTTCCTCTCCCCTGACAGCACTTGATGTATTTGGTTCTATCTTCAGGGCAAAAGTCTGTTCATCTATCCCGTAAAGTGAATTACTAAAGTTTATTTTATTTTTACCAGGAATTTGTGAAAGCTGAGAAAGAAGATATATGTGCTGACCACCAAGTGCTGCATATGTTTCTGGTAGTGCGTTGGTTTCAACTTTCCTAAAACTTTTTGGTGTAATTTTAATTGGGTCACCAACTAACCCCTGTTGGTAAATTAATCCATAACCCCCAATTTTATCCGTCGCGTTGAGTTTAACTTTTGAGAACACACCCGTTAACGTTTGACGAACTTGATTAATTGATGTTGTTTGCATCAACTGATATGAATTATTGGATGGTCTGAAAAAGATTGGAAACCTTTCATCCAACACACTAAAGAGAACTGTGCCAGTTTTTGTTTTAAGCTCTGAGTTACAAGCTTGAATAAAGTTATTGATGTAAGCAATTGCATCTTGTAAACTCAACATAGAAAATGTCTGTGAAGCACGAATAAACTTATATTGCTCAACGTTTGAATCAACTTTTAAATTTTGTGAAGTTGTCAATGCATTGGGAAGTAATTTGAATAATCTCACACCTCCGTTAAACAAATTAAAACTATTTTCCGGATTACTTATCTCGTATTCCACCAAATAATTGACCTGCAGATTTTGTATTTTTAAATCGGCTTGTTTGATTGTGTCACCAATTGTGGTTTTGTTTTGGAACTTACTTAGCTGAATAAAAGCTCTGTTTTTATTTCCTACCGGGTCTCTGTCGGATACTAACTCCCCATTATATTTTCCTGCACGAATGAGTGTCGTATCTTGTTTTAATATTATGTCAGTGCTACCTCTTCCCATAACCGCAACATCCCCTGGGTCAGGAAACACACCATCAGGGTCGGGGTTTTTATAAGTTCCGTTGGGGTTCCGTAAATTTTTTGAACCAATAATCTGTACCCCCGAAATGTCGGTGTATTTTTGTGATTCGTTATAGTTTTCCTGAACAATATTTTGAATCCTATTGAATGGCCCTTGAATATAATATGCATTAAGAAATTGCGTATTATTTGGCTCGTGATAATATATTTGAACAAGCTCATCGATTTTTGGAACAGACCAGATATACAGGGGTAATAAAGAATTAAAAACAAATGGGTCTTTTTCTGTCCAATAATCTTGTGGACCAAATCCTTCATAACTTTTTTTAATTGCCCCGATATCGTCCGTAAGTAGATGAATTCTAACCCTACCCAAGTTTAGTGGGTCTTGGTTATCAACAACGACACCATAAAACCAAATCCTACCTTCCATTTCTGTTTTGATATTCTTTTAAAATTGTGTTATACAATTCTTCTACTTTATCTAGATATACTGTTAATCCTAAAATATTTTGTTTTGTGTTTTCAAACTCTTCTGCTAGTTTGTCCATGGTCTGTTCCAAACGATTATTTGGCACATTGGCAGCATCTTTAGCAACTTCCATAAAAACTTTAAATTCCTCTTGTGTCATATCATTTTCCTTTTGCAAATACTTTTAACACCCCCCCTGTCATTGGTGGAACAAATACGGTTCCTTCTACTTTTCCATTTTGTACAAATTCATCATAACCACCCTTTTGCAAGGCTGTTGTAAATGCAACCATGCGATTTGGACTACCATCTGGGTTTGGGCCAGTTTTTAGACCATAAGCCTGCATATATTCGATTATGTTAAGAACACCTCTTTCTGGTGAAATTCCAGGAAGGAATTCCGATAAGACAAGAAGTGCATTTGGCAGTGGTGAGGGGGGGGTTCTTACTTCTCCTCTAATCAACTCCAGTATTCTTTGAATCTGTTTAATCAACGACTTACACTCTCGGTAATTTAAAAAACCTTGGACAAGTGGTTCAGCATAATTCAATATGGCATTAATAGCCTTAAGTTTAGCATTTTTACTGGTTCGTGCAATGTCCCTAATTATTTCCCTGAGTAATTTTAAAATATTTTTCTTAAGCATATTAAAAAGTAATTCCAGAAATCTATTCATTATTCTACCGATTACTTTTGTTACAAATTTCCTAAATTTTCTCGCAAAATCTACGCCGTCATTTATTGTTGTGCTTGCTAATGCATTTAAGGTGTTTGCTGAATTAATTAAGGTATTGGCTGAAGTAATAATTGTGTTCCCCGATACAATTAAATTGTTTGCAAAACCCACAATTTGTTCTCTCTGATATTCAATGAAAACAAACAATGGAAGGATGGTTTTGGGCGTAAACAGACCAGATGCTAATGCTAAAATGATATTTCGTATTATATCTGCGTTGAATGGGTTTTGCAAATCAAAACCAACCCCACCAAAACCTTCTTGTGACCAAGCCTGTGGAATAGAATCTAGTATACGTTCAATTTCAGCGACTTGGTCTTCTACGGGTAAGCTGTCAATTGTATTAGAAAGTTGGTCTAATTCCTGCAGAAGAATTTCATTATTTACTGGTAGTTCTATATTATCACAATCAACATATTGAATAACACCTTTTTTTTGATTATTTGACAATTGATTAATGTCATTTAATTCTATTTCGCTAAAAGTAAAAAATGTATCATCTAAATTATCAAGTTCAGAAACTTTTGCAACGCCAGAAACATCTATCTCAGAAGAACCCGGTTCACAAATACCGATTATGCGGTTTAAAATAGTTACAAATTTATTTTGATTTTCAATTTGCCTAATTGATACACCACTAGCTAGTAAACCAGTTGTAAGATTCAATAAAGATGCGAGAAATGTCTTAGCACTAAACAATTCAATTGAGTCAAAATAATCACTAATCGCGGTTTGTATTGTGTTTGCTGAATATTGTAGCGTTGCTTGTCCTGGGTTTGTTGATGTTGGAGAACCTTCCCTATCCAGAAGAAAGACTCTAAAAAAATTTCCTGTGGCACCAACCCCATTTTGTGTTGTATATTCAATATCAAAAATTTGTTGACGGCTCCTTCCATTATAAAACACAGAATATTCGTCTTTGAAAGTTTGTCCTGGATTTTGAATAAGTTGGTTTAACTCAAAGTTCATTGGAAATGGCTTTTTCTCGGGTTTCTGTGGTGGCGGCGGTATAGGTGGGTTCCCAGGATAGTTTTTGTATTGAGATAGTGTTGTGATACCGGTGGTTTCATAATATAATCGACCGATTCCTGATTGAGGATTTATTTTTAGTGATTGATTAAAATCCAAATAGTTAATATTTAAGTAAATTCCCTCCTGGTCTGGTAGTAAGGATAAGGACTGGTTGGTTGGAATTTGAGTTGTTGCTAATCCTTTGTATGTTTGTTCCTGGGCACAATTTAATGTGCGAAACATTTCTTCCTGGATTATTTCATTAATTTCACCTTTCATTTGAAACACAAGTTGCAGCAAATTTTTTCTAATTTCCTTTCCAGTGTTAGAAAATCTTGAGTCCGGATTTGATTGGTTAATTAGTTGAATTAATTTATCAAAACTTGTGGGTTGGTTTCTTTTATCTCTACTTTGATTTGCTTCGACCGATGATTTTTGCCCTGCCAGTGCTTGAATAGATTGTGCTAGGCTATCTCCTCTTTTTTTATCACTTTCCTGAGTTAACTGCCTAGACTCGTTATAAGCCTGCAGCGCTGAAATCTTATTGGAGATTGCCTCGTAACCCCCACCTAAATCTAAAGATTGATTGCTGAATATTGGCATAAAATTTACATTCTGTAGTTAGTATTGTCCGTAACTTCAGAGTCTTTGTCCATGAGTTTTTCCATTAAGTCTTCATCCATGTCAGATAAGGTAAAACTTTCTTGTGTATTTGTAGTTTTTTCCCAGATTGAGCTTTGAAGTCTTGATAAACTTAATTTTTTATCAACGCAATCATTAATAATTTTTTGTTGTTTTTCGAGCACCGGACCAATGTCTTTCATGTCTTCGGCCTCTTTCATCATTGCAATCATTTTATTTTGAATTCTTAGAGCCGTGTTTCTTTGCTCTACAAGTTCATTGTAAATTTCCTGCATGAGAGACAGAATTGACTCTTTGCTAAAATTGATTTCTTTACGTTGTGGACGTGGCATATTTATAAATACCTAAAATTTTATTATCGATAAAATTGATAAAAAAGTTAATATTTCATTTTTAATTGAACTATTGCGTATAACTTTTTAAATTTTTTCATTGAATTTCTTATTTCCTTAGTCGTTAGATTTGTCATTTCACGCAGTGAAAGAAGAATTATATTTTTATTGAATTTGTTGTTGTCAGCCCCGCTAAAAATTGTTTCATAATTTTCAAATAAATCAATTAAAGCATATCCTAACTTAGTCTCATTTTCTGAGAGTGTTTCGTTATTAACAAAATCTTTTAAATCTTGAAGATATTTTTTAATTACAACCTCCATTTCTATTACATCAGAGTCGATTGTGTACATCATATCGGGTCTTTGTTCTAAAGATGTTGATATGTCTTCATAAGAAACTTTTCTATTTAAATCCTTTTGTTCTTTAATTATTTGACCCATTAAATAATTTTTACAGATAGTCCCAAAATAAGAATAGGCTTTTTTGTTTTTATCTGGTTTAAACTTATCAACCTTGGTCATCAAAAATGAGTGAGTGTCCACGTGTGTTTCCCTAAAATCCATGTCTTTACGATAAAGCTTATATCTTCGGATAATTGATGAAATCATTTTGTCCAAAGGAGCTCGTAGAAACTCGTTATAGATTTTATTTTTTTCCTCGTATGTCTCCGCAATAAGGAATGCTCTTACAGCATCCTCCTCACGAACATCAAAATAATTAGTGGTTGTTGCTTTACGTCCCCTTTTTTTTGATGAAACATCCTCGGTAGTAGCTGTTAATGTTTCTAACATTAATCATTTTGTAGTTGATACTTTATGGTTCTGTTTTCTTTAAAGAAATATTCTTTTTTTGCCGTCTGTACCCAAAACTTAACTTCCTCATCAACCATTTTATCTCCACTAAACTTGTAGTTCCAGAATATAGAACCTTCACGCATATTAGTGTGCTTGTAACCAATTCTTGGAATGGTCATAATTGAAGTTGAGTTGTAGGTAAGTCTAAGAAGAAATTCATATACAAATGTCAATTTTAGTGATGCTTTAAACCCACCAAAATCTTCAATAACATCTTTACGAATTACCATTCCAGAAGTTTGGAAATTTTGATAATCTTGAAGAATGTCATTTGTTAAAAATCCAACTTCCTGTGCAAAATTAGCAGCAAATACTGCTTCATTTGTAAATCCAGCAAAAGCACCTTTCTCATCCGTGTCAACAACAACGGGCAAAAAAGCTTGTACCATAGGATAATATCCCATGTACTTTTTAACGTTATCAAACCAAATGTTTGCATACTCGTCATCAAACTCAAAAAAAGAAACCCACTTTGAAGATGCATTTTCAACTCCAAAATTTACCTGTGAGGAAAAGCTTGGTTCTTTATCCCAGATAATTTTTCTGTGGTTTAAATCACCAAAATCGTATGAATCAATATGTGCGTTTAATTTTTCTTCTTGAGTTGCAACAATCAAAAGTTCTTTTACTTTTACTTTTTGATTTTTTACAGATTGTACTGCTTTGTCGAAATATTCCTCGAAATCCTTAACAACAGCGGATTTAATGGGAAGTATAATTGTGATATCTAAAATGTTTTCCATGATTACTCTGCGAATTTTGAAATTTGTTCATCCATTGCCTGCGCTCTTAAATCGAGATATTGAGTAAACAGTTCAACGGCTTTATTATCGAATGATTCTTGTGATGGCAACTTACTTACAGTTTCTTCCATGCTAGTATGAATTTCTGGGGAGATGTTATCCTCCAACCAATTTTGTGTCCAGTCCGCAATAATGTCGGGAAGTAAAAGTTGGTCTTTTATCCAAATACCATTTGTTTCATTCATCCACTCTGGAATCATATTGGGGGTTAAACCAATAACGGGTACTCCGACTTTCATTGACTCCAATGGGAATGTACCATAGGCGCTTTCTCTGTCCATCCAAACTGATACAAAACACTCAGAAATTGCATTTGCAAACTCCTCCTGCGATAGACCCCTCAAATCTCGGAAGGTGAACCATCGGTACTGAGGAAATCTAAGATAGAAAGTTTTAATTAAATTGATTGTGTCAGATTGCTCACGGGTATGAACACCAATAATTGGGAATGGAGGTAGTTCTCTTTTAACAAAAGCTTCTGAAATAACAGGTTCTAGAATATCATAACTTTGACCTCTCATTACTTTAGCTATCTGTTCTTTTTGAATTTCAGATGTTGTAATAGTTTTTAGAAACCCATATTGATTCCAAGTTTGTCCTGGTTGAAGAGTTTCAAGCATGTATGCATATGTCTGAGTTAATACGATTTTACCGCAAGGAAGATTTTTTACCTGGTCCATCATAAATCCGAAGATTTCAGGCACAACAAGAAAATCTTCAGGTGCAATTTCTAAATTTTGACCATCAATGGTTTGATGGGGTAAATCAGACATATATTTGTCTCCCAGCCACGAGGCTACACCGGTGTAATCCGGTTTTTCATGCAAAATGATTGCGTTGAATCCTTTATTTTTAAGAGCTAGTGCCAAATCATAAATGTATTTGATTGAAGCTTTAGCGTTTCCCTTTGTGTCATGCACAAAGAAGTAAATCTTAGATTTTCTATCTCTAAGATTTTGGATGGAAAGTTTTACTTTTTCTATTTGTGTTTGTTCCATTTTAATAACTTGATATAATTTTTTTATTTAACAAAGAGTTAAAGGCTAACCTAAAAGGGATTGAAATTTCAGCATGTTTGATTCCAAGTTTTTCATCAGACTCGGAATGCTCACTCATAATCACTTCTAACATCATTTTTACCATTTCATATTTCACCACATTAATTTTGTGGTCATTAGTGTCTCCACTAAGTTCATTGTTTATTACATTTGACAAATCGATAAATTCTTCGATTCTATCCAAATCAATGTAATAATTTTCATCCCAAATTGGTATCATTTAAATAAAGTTTTTAAGTTCTTTTAGTGTGTTTATACTTGATAAATTTTCTATTTCTGTATTATAGTTTGTATTATACTTAATAATTTTTTTTCCCTCAGGATAGTTTAATAATAAATCAGGATTAGCCGTAAGTAAAAGGTCAATTTCATTCCAAAGAGAATTTAAAGTAATTTGATTGTAAAAATTAATTTTTTCTATCTGGCACCCGAACTTCGAAAGGAAAAAAAGTGTTGCTGGTTTTGATTTTCCTATTTCATCGGACACTAATAAAATATCGTGATTATCCCTGTGGTCAACATAAAAATCATTTAAGTCTATAAAACTATTGTATTCTGCCGATGCGGCATGACCGAATATTTCCATGCAGTGTTCGGTGTACAAAAAATCATAAAGTTCATCATTATCTTTAAATTTCAAATGGTCTTGAAGTTTTAAAGATGTAATATCGGAAATTTTAGAATATTCAAAATCTCTTTTTTCATTGAGCATATTTTCTATGTAAAATTTCTCATATACTTGTTCAATTTTTTTTACGGTATCTCGTAAAACCCCATTAATTTCAATAGCTATTTTCATTCTTCGTACTTTTCCAAGATTTTTGTTATTAGAGAATTACGTACTACATCGCCTTGAGAAAATTCATGACACATAATTTGTTTTACGTTATTGAATCTGTTAATTGCATCATAAAGACCTGACTGAGTTTTATCTTTGTATCGGTCAGTTTGTTCAAGGTCTCCTGAAATGAAAAACTTGGAATTAAAACCAATTCTTGTAAGAAGAAGTTTCATCTGATTTGGCGTAGAATTTTGAGCTTCTTCAAAAATTAAAATTGAATTATCAATGTTCATACCTCGCATGTAAGCTAACGCAAATACTTCAATAATTTCCAACTCTTTTAGTTTTTCTCTAGTGTCTTTACCAATAATTTTGTTTAACAAATAGTAAGTAGGAAAAATGTAGGGGTCTAATTTTTCTTCAACATTTCCAGGTAAAGAACCTAGTTTTTCTTCTGCTTCAACAGCAGGTCTAACAATAATAATTTTTTCATATGGTGTTGTTGGGTCAACTAATAAATCAACGGCAGCTTTCATTGCAATATAACTTTTTCCAACACCTGCTGGCCCAGCACATATAGTAATCTGAGCTTCATTAAGTTTTCTATAATACTCTTTTTGGCTTTCAGTCAAAAACTTTTCTTTAGTTTTTTTCTTTATAATGGAACCAATAATTTCTTTTTTAGTTTTGTTGGTTTCCTGTACCACATATGAAGGTGTTGGAGATGGTTTTTTTCTCATATATTAATTTTTGTAATCTTCGTAACTTTTTTGTTCTTGTATTTCTGATTTAGAAATGATGTTTATTTTATTTTTTATTTCAAAACGTTCATCATTTGTGTAATAAACTGCTCTAGCTAATTCAATAAATTCCTGGTTGAATAACTTTTGTTTTTCAAAAATTCTTAACTTATCTTCGATTTCCCAAAGATTTGAATTTGTTTCAATTAAATCATCATATAAATTAAAAAATTCTTTTATACCTAAAAAAGGTTCCGAAATTTTATACAATAATTCGTATTCAATTTTTACTTTTTCAACCTTATCGGAATCTTGTATTTTATCTTTTTTGATATGGAGAATTGACAGCTTATCTAGTAGTTCGCCAACACTTATTGGTATTGATATCATATAGGGTTTTTTTTAAAATAGTTGTTTTCGGCGAAAAAAAAACATTTATCTTCTTAAATAATTTGTCAAATCTTCTGGTGTACCTAGTCCCCACATTTTTGATATTTCGAAGGTTCTAATTTCCTTACCATTTTGAATTGCTTCGTTAAAGACAGGACACACATAAAATTCATTGTTGACTCTTATATTTTTATTAATCATTTGTTCGGTGTATTTAACATAATCAGAGCCTTTTTTCCAATAATAGACACCCACTGTTGCTATGTCTGATATAGGATTTTTCTCAGCAACCTCTGTAACTAAACCATTTTCATTAACTTTAGCAAATGACCACTTTGGGTGGGTTGATTTAAAGGTTACAATTCCCCCATCGCAATTAGTCTCTGACATCTTGTACATAAACTCATTTGAATCCCACTCTATAAATTGGTCTGAGTTTGCCATAACAAGTGGACTATCGTTGTCAATAAGCTCTTTCGCTAAAAGAGTTGTACATGCCGCACCTTCTGTTAAACCATCAACTTCAACAATTTTACAATTTGGTGATACCAAATTTAACAAGGTATCCAAGTTATATTTTTCTCTATGGGATTTTTGAACGATGAATATGTAATTTGCTTTGATGTTAAGATTTTCAGTAACTACTTTAATCATTGGGTCTCCTTCAACATCAATTAAAGGTTTGGGGAATGTATAACCAGCTTTTTCGAATCTTGACCCAGCACCAGCCATTGGGATTAAAACGTTCAATTTTTCATCATTCCATTTTGGTTTTTTCATTTTAAAATTAGAGTTTAATTCTTTTAGTTTAGAATAAATGTTGGCAATAGTAACCTCTTGTGGTGATTTTACTCTTAGGATTGGAGCATGTGTTCTAGCTGCGGCTAACAGACCGTATGGGGAATCTTCTACAATCAATGTCTCATCAGCAATTACCCCCATTTCAGAGATGACCTTCCAGTAAATTTCCGGGTGTGGTTTGCTATTTTTTACATCTTCATTGGATAGTATTTGGTCAAAATATTCTATGATGTTTAACTTTGATAGAACCGTTAAGACCGTCTTCCGTATTGAATTACTGCAGCAAGCTATTTTGAAACCGTCTTCAGATAACTTTTTTAAAAGTTGGGATAAGTTTGAATTGGGGGTGATACTTTTCAATTTCTCGTTTGTAATTCTTTGTTTTTCCTCCCAAACCAAATTATGAAGATTTGTGTCTAA